GGATGGTCTGCAGTTCCTGTCGCTGGCGGCACTGCGGCAGGCCGCCGGGTCTGTGTCGTGGCTGGTCAAGCACGCCATCCCGGCCGACAGCATCGGCATCGTCTTCGGCGGTTCCGGGACGTTCAAGTCGTTCATCGCGCTGGACATAACTCTACACGTCACGCACGGACTGCGCTGGATGGGCAAGAAAACCCGGCGCGGCCCGGTCGTCTTTATTGCCGCCGAGGGTGGCAGCGGCCTGTGGCGGCGTGTCGAAGCCTGGCACAAGGCGCGCAATCTGTCATGGGACGGCATCGAGTTCTACGTCGTCCCGGTGGCCGTGGACCTGGGGCGGCATGCGAACCGGGTGGTCGAGGCGGCGCAGTCTGTCGGCGTGACGCCGTCGCTGGTTGTGGTGGATACCCTGAGCCAGACCTTCAGCGGCGAGGAAAACAGCGCCAACGAGATCGCCGGCTACCTGGGGGCGCTCGGGTCTGGGTTCCGAGCCGTCTGGCGCTGCGCGGTGCTGGTGATCCACCATAGCGGGCACAGCGCGACAGAGCGCCCGCGGGGATCGAGCGCCATCCGGGGTAACGTCGATTTCATGCTCGGTGTCTGGCGCGACGAAAAGGAAATGCTCGCCACCGTGTCCTGCGTGAAGCAGAAGGATGGCGATGAATTCGGGGACCAGACGTTCGCGCTGACCTCGCACGTCCTGGGGAACGACGATGACGGCGACGCCGTGACATCGCTGGAAGCGCGGCATATCGACGACAAGGTCGAGCTTGCCGAGGTCATGTTGCAGGAAGCCAAGGCCGGTCGCGGCGGGCGGAATTCGCTTCTCATCGGGCTGGCGCGTGACGGCATGGACGAGCGGGATCTGCGCCGTGATTTCTATGCAGAGATCGGAGAGGCCGAGCAGGACGCGAAGAAAAAGGCATTCCAGCGGGCCATGAAATGGGCGTCTGAAAACGGGAAATTTGCGGTCGAAAACGGTGTTGTTAAGGTAGTCAAGTGAAAAACTTTGAATGTCCCGATACCGGGACAAAACAGCCAAAAACGCGGGACAAAGCACCGGGACGGGACTCGCGCGCGCGTAAGGGTATCGGGACAATGTCCCGTCCCGGTACCCGTCCCGTTTCGGCCCGGAAGTGTCCCGATATTGCGTCCCGACGCTGTTTTTGATCAGAAGAACGTTGCATTCAGATGATCACAAACATCTCCTTCACGGTGCCAGGCGAACCTGTCGGAAAGGGCCGTGCCAGGGTCGGCCGCGTCGCCGGCCACGCCCGGATGTTCACGCCGGCCAAGACCGTGGCCTACGAGGGCATGGTGGCCTACGCTGCCAAAGCGGCGATGGCCGGGAATCCGCCGTTCCCAGGCCCCCTGGCCGTCGAGATCGAGGCCGTCCATACCATCCCCGCCTCATGGTCGAAAAAGCGCAAGGAAGCGGCCCTGGCGGGCTTCCTGCACCCGACGACTAAACCGGACTGGGACAACATCGGCAAGGCCGTCAGCGATGGCGGCAACGGGGTGGCCTGGGTCGACGACAAGCAGATCGTGCGCGCCAGCGTCATGCGCAGCTACGGAGAACGGCCCGAGGTCAGGGTGAGGGTGGCTGCCATATGACAGCCGTCGATTTCTGCCAAGTCCCGGCCCACCAGCAGACCATGCACGGTCGCATGCTCAACTGGGGCCGCTGGTGCCATGGGTCAGGGACAGCCTGAGCAAGGAGCGGCTGGGCCTGCGCAAGCTCGGGTGTGAGCGTGTGGAACGTCGATTGGCTATTCCAAGGTTTGTGTACAAGCGGCCGCCCAGAAACGCCGCGTCGTCACAGCCTGGGGCCGTTGCTGACCCTGTGTGGGAGGGGGTGCCATTCTGAACGCGCTGCGTTCCACACCTTCCATACCTTCCACACCTGTTTTCTCACCAGCGCGCATGCACATGAGCGCGCACACGAGCACGGGTGCACACACGCACGCGTGTGCAACACAAACCTCGTATGGAAGGTATGGAAGTATGGAAGCCAAAGCTGCCCGGTTGGCCTTGATCCGCGACGCCATGCCCGGTGTCGCACGCAACATCGCCGACAAGCGGCGCACCCTGGGCGCCGCCCACGTCACCGAGTGCATCAAGCGAGGCCTGGCCGGCGAGCCGGGTTGGTTCTTCGCCCGGGAAGGCGCCATCGCCATCGCCACGCCATGGGATGACCCTGTGCTGGCGAACTTCGCAGCCCTGCAGATCACGGCCAGCCAGGCGCTGGTGGTGCTGCGTGACCCGGTAGGGGTGAGTCATGCAGATTGACGTCAAGGGCATCAAGGGCTGGCCCGAGCTGCAGGCGGCCATGAAGGACTTCAGCGAGCGGCGGGCTGCTGCGGCCATGGCGACGGCGTTGACGCGCTCAGCCAAGGCACTGGGTCAGAAGTGGCAAGGGCAGATCGACAGCGCTGTGGACAGGCCTGTGGCCCGCACCACCAAGGCCACGGGATTCGTGGGCGCACAGGCGGCGAACCTGGTGTCCAAGGTGATCGTGAAGAGCCAGATGGATGGGGTGGCGCCGGCTGCCTATCTTGGCCATCACGAGACAGGATCGCCGCGCCTGGTCAAGAAGTTCGAGGCGGCGCTTGTCAACTCGGGTGCGATGCCGTCGGGCTATGTGACGGTGCCAGGGCAGGGCGCTTTGTTGGATGGATACGGCAACGTGAGCAGGGCGCAGATCATTGCCGTGATTGCCCAACTGGGCAGGGACTTCTCACCGGGCTACCAAAGGACGATCAGCAAGTCCACAGAAAAGCGCCTGGCTCGGCAACAGAAGATGGGGCGGACCTATCTGGCGGTGTTGCCAGGCGATGCCTCAAGGCTGCACCTGTCGCCGGGCATCTATGAACGCATGCCCAACGGGCATCGCAAGGCGGTGTTCCTCTACAAGCGTGGCGCGTTCTATCGCAAACGTCTGCACCTCTTGGAGTCTGCGGCGGATGAAACCGCTGCCATCGTGGAGCGTGAGGCCCGCATCGCCATCGCCGAGTCCGCATCGCGCCTCGCAGCGAGGGGCACGCGATGAGTTGCCACCGGTCTGGGGTCCTTCGGCAGGGTATGAGCGCTGCGGGTCGTGCGGGCGCGTGCAAATTCCAGTTGTGCCGGGTTTCCTGGGGGGTATGCCATGTCGTCGGGTGACTCGATCAGCCTGGACACGAGCGTGACGCAGGAGGCCTTCGGCGTCCTGGTCGGCATCAGCCAGCCGGCCGTCAGCGACCTGGTCACGCGCGGGATCTTGCACAAGGGCGACTCGGTGCGCACCTGGTTGCTGTCCTACTGCGACCACATGCGTGGCGTGGCGGCGGGGCGTGACCCCGACGGCGAGGCGCGCCGCGCCGGCATTGAAACGCCGCGCGATCGCGTCTTCCGCCTGCAGGGTGACGATCTCGAAATGGAGCTGGCCAAGAAGGCCGGCCGCCTGATCGATGTCGACCAGGTGGAACCCAAGTGGCAAGCCGCCGTGATCGCCGCGCGCGAAGGCCTGCTGCGCGAACGCCGGCGCCTGGCCAAGCTGCTGGTGGGCGTGACGGACCTGCGCCAGTGCGAGGACATCCTGGGCCAGGCGCATGAGGCGTACCTGCGCCGGCTGTCGACCTGGCGCCAGGCCGGTGACGACATCGAGCCCAAGGACATCGAGCCGTGAACGCCCCGCAGCCGCATGCCCAGCTCGCCGCCGCGGCTGCAGCGGCTGCCGCCATCGATGCAGCCTTCGCGCGCGTCTGGGCAGATCAAGCCCCGCCGCCGCCGCTGACCATCGCGCAGTGGGCCGAGACCTACCGCGAGCTGTCGCCCGAAGAATCCGCCTTGCCGGGCAAGTTCGACCTGGACAACACCCCCGCGCTGCGCGGCATCCTGGCCGCGATCAGCGACCGCAACGTGCGCAAGGCCGTGGTGCAGAAGGCGGCGCAGGTGGCATACACCAGCGGCATCATCTGCAACGTGCTGGGCTACCACATCCACTGGCGGCCCAGCGTCCAGGTGGTGATGTTCCCGCGTGAGAAGTCCAGCAAGGACTTTGCTGCGGAGAAGTTCGAACCCATGGTGCGCGCCACCGCGGTGCTGGCCTCGCGCGTCAACCTCAAGAGCCGCGCCGCCGGCAACGGCACCACGCGCCGGCACTACACCGGCGGCCTCATCAAGCTGGTGGCCAGCAACAGCCCCAGCGACGTGAAGAGCACCAGCGGCCGCGTGGGCATCGTGGAAGAGCCAGATGACGCCAACAAGGACGTGGCCGGCCAGGGCAACAGCATCACGCTGCTGGGCGAGCGCACCAAGACCTACGCCCCCGAAGACCTGCAGCTCATCGGCGGCACGCCCACCGCGCGGCAGACCAGCCTCATCGTCAAGGAAATGGCCAGCACGGATCAGCGGATCTTCATGATCCCGTGCCACCACTGCGGCGATCGGCACGAGCCCGTGTGGGCCAACGTGCACATCCCCGGCCACAAGTTCAGCGACGAAGAAGCCAAGCTGCCACCTGCCGAGCTTGATGCGCTGTACCCCGCGCGAGAGGTCTTCGGCCGCGCCCAGTGGGAGCGCGCCCAGTACACCTGCCCGCACTGCGGCGTGCTGTGGACGGACGAAGAGCGAGTCGAGAACATCCGCCGCGTGGCGCGTGAGGCGCCCCTGCACGGCTGGGTGCCGCAGGCCCAGAGTGACGTGCCCGGCTTCCACCTGCCTGAGTTCTTGAGCGTCTTCGCTGGCAGCTACATGCCCGAGCTGGCCCGCAAGTACCTGATTGCCGAGCACGAATTCGCGCGCGGCGAGCCCGAAAAGATGGTCGCCTTCTGGAACAGCACCCTCGGCCTGCCCTGGGAATACAAAGGCGAGCTGCCCGAGGAAGACGAACTGCGCGCCCGCGCCGAGCGCTACCCCGAATGGACCGCACCGGCCGGCGCCCTGGTGCCCCTGCTCTATGTGGACGTGCAGCACGACCGCCTGGCCTGCACCGTGTGGGTGGTGGGCCG